ACTCATCGTATCTTTTATCCGCATTCTTAAAATACTGCTCAACCATTCCAACTTGTTCGTAGCAAAAAAGTTCAAATCCTTCGAGAGTTAGTGGTCTTTCAAGTGGCTCTGCACGTTCTTCAAATTCCTTACCTCCGAATACGCTTTTGATTCTTGGGTTGGCTTTTACTTCTCTCTTATATCTTTCGAATAGTTCGTATAGTTCATCAGGACTATTTAGTATTCTTGGTCTTCCTATTTTTGCCATTTGTTAGTTCGTGTTTTGTTAGTTGTTCTCTGCATATTGCGTAACGTTGGTCAATGTCTCTGTACTCTCTTGACATTGTGTCATCCATCATACATCTTTGAATAAACTCGTTATTCTGCTCCTTTGGAAGTGGAGTCGGTATAGGCATCTTTTATTTTTTTAAAGTGGTCTAAAAATTCGTCTTCGGTTATTTCTTCTAAGCACATTAAACCATCGGCATCTGTAAAGTATTCGATTAAGTGGTGTCCGTCTTTTCGTATCCTCTCAGAGATTCCGTGAGCGTACTCAATCAAGTCTTTGCCGTAGTCTAAGATGTAGTATCTCATTTCTCGTACTCAGCGTAAACTTTCTGCATTTTAAACACCAGTTCTCTAAAACAAGAAGCACAAGATGTAGGCTCTTGACGTAGGTTAAACACTCGGTTGTAAATTGCGATTAGTTTAGTTTGCTCGCTTGGTTTGAATGTGTCCTGACTAAGTACGTTGGTTTCATTTAACCATTGGTATTCTTCCTCAGTTAGGCAGTTCGTGTTTCGGTAAGGGAATAACTCGTTTAGCTTCTTCTTACGCTCTTCGCAGTTACAATCTTCTCCTAATACAAATTTTGCTACTGATGCAATTCCTGTAGCTTCTAATACTTTTTCTACCGTGTCTCCAAGACCTGTAGATTTTGTTGCTTGTCTTTTTGCCATATTATATTAATTCAAATTCTTCGTTTAAAAAGTCAGCATAGTCTTCTCCGACTGACTGACGTATTCTTTCTTTGCAAGACTTTATAGTTAAGAAGATAGACTTTAAACTGATACCAGTCTCATCGGATATTTGGCGCATTGGCTTTCTTTCGTCTTTATATATCCTGAATAGCTTTTGGTCGTACCAATCCCAACTACTAATCTCGTTTTCTACTCTGTCGTAAATGTTCTCCAATGATTCGTGTTTAAGTAGCTCTAACTCCTCCTGTGCTAAATCCCTTACTATCTCAATAGATAAGTCATTAGATGCAGTTTTGTTGGCTTTGTAGGTAGTGTTCCTTAGTAGTATCCACATCAATGCTCTGTTGGGTTCTCCGTCTATTAGTATTTTTTCGTAGTAATTGTACTGATGTACTTTCAGGTACACATCTTGTACGATGTCCTCAGCGAACTCGTTGTCACCAAATAAACGGACTATGTTAAGCCACTCCTTGTGATATTTAGATAAGATAGTTAGTGCGTTCATTGGTTAAATTCTAAACAAATATATGACTATAATTTAATCTAACAAGTTGCCTACAAAAAAAGCCACTCGTTAAAGTGGCTCTAATCCATTTAAATAAATCTCTCGGCTTACATACTTATCTAACTTGTGTAGTGTTGACAAGGTTACGTCTTTACCATTGAGAAAGTTGTTTACTTGGAAGTGGTGCATCTTGTATCCTAATAACTTTATGTCCTCTACGATTTGGTTTCGTGTTCGGGTAAGTAGGAGTTTATGTATCTGCTTCCGTAGGTCTTCATCGTTTATGTACATATCAGAAAGGTAGGTCATCGTCAATACTATCTCCAATAGGCGCACGTTCTGGTGCTACGTAAGGCTCGCTAAATGATGCTGAGAAGAAACTTCCGTTTTTTCCTTGCTTTACCCACAAAGCTACTTCCATTTCTTTGCCGTTTACGTTTACCTTTCCTTTGTAGTCAGGTTGTTTATCGCTCGTCTTTTTGTCGTTCTTAAAGATTGCTCCTGTGTTTGTTTTGTTTTCCATTATGTTGGTTTTATATGTTACTGATAAATGCGATGATTAATGTAATGCTGATTACGGTAATGAGTATCATTGTACCTAATGCAGCGTAGTATTCTCTTTCTTCGTTTCGTTTTTTCATAGTATAAAAATTAAATAGCCAATAGTTATTCCTGCTAACAGGTGTAATAGTCGGTAGTAGTTTTCGTAATTCATTCTTCTTCGTTTACTATTTCTAAATGTCCTTTAAATTCGTATCCAGTCAACCTGATGACACGCTCAATGTAGAAGAGCAACTCCTCCAAATCAACATCCTCGTGTTCGAACTCATAGGTCGACTTGTGTCCGTATTGGGTGATTTCTATTTTCATTGTATTGTGTTTAGTTTAAAAAAGCCTTTTTTCTCGGAAGGCTAACCTATCTCCCTACGATGAGAGCCGCAGCCAATGCACGGCAGGTTACGTTCAACTCGTCAGTTGCATCTCTCGTTTACATTTCGTGTTTAGATATGTGGCAATTTTTACCCCTTATCCTTGTTTAAATTGTTTTACTTCGTCTTTTAGTCGCTCACAATATAACGCTGCATCCATCATTTCTTCCTGTAAGTGCGTAAGCCAGTCAATTAAATTTAGGTCTGTTCGTGTTAACATTGTACCGTACTTCTCTATTCCTCGTTGTGAGCGGTTATAAAACTTGCTCATTACTTTTAAGACAATCGGGTCTTCTACTTTCTGATTCATAGGAATTGAATTAAGGCGTTATAATACTCACGGCAAAGCTCTATCTTCTCTTTAATTTGCTCAATGACTGCTTCGTCTTTTTGTACGTAGAACACTTTTACTCTTCGGTTCTTAGGCACTTGGCTAAATTCGTGTTTGCGTAGAATCTCCTCACGTAAGTCGTAGTCCTCGTCAATCTTATGCAGTTTCCAATGCGCTCTGCGGATTTCGTCCTCTACCATTTCGATAGGTGTATCTACAAGGCAGTAGCAAAGCATTGATTGTTGTTTACCAGTTAGCCACATATACCCCTGTAGCTGATAAAAATAGTCTTTGTTAGGTATATCGGTATCGAAAAACGGAAAGGTAGTAGCATCCCAACTTGATTTCACGTCAAGCAATATATCTTCCGTGTTTACGTCAGGCGTTCCCTTAACCCAATCGTTCTCGAAATACTCTTCGTTCTTGTAAATAAATTTCACGTCTAAGACATCGTTTACAAGTGAGATAGATAAATCCTCAACTGCGTTACCTTTGTCCGTGTAACGGCTTGAAAACTCCTTTCTGATGCCGTATTTCTCTTCTAACACAAGTTCGTGTATGTAAGTTTTAGCAGTTTGGCTTAGTAACTCCGTTTTAGAGCGTGAGTTTGCCATAATTTTACCTATGGCAGAACATCGAATTTTGAGAGCTTTCATAGTGCGTTCAGCATATCAATTTGACCTTCAGTTAATGCAAACGATGTTTCGAGCTTTTCACGAGTATACTCACCTTTAGCGATGGCTTGTACTGCTGCGCTGAATCGCTTTTGGTCAATTGTAGGCAGTTTCTTATCCGTCTTTGAGTTATCTTTAGAATCAGGGTCTGATTCAGTCTCATCAATTAAGAACAAACCATTGAGAGCATACTTACGAGCGTAGCTTGATGCCGTGCCAGTGCATTGCTCAGATGACATTCCCTTGTGTTCTCCAAGCTCTGCAAAACCATTCGTTTGTACATTTGCTCCTTTAGCATCCCAAACACTTGCCGTAGCCTTTAAAAATAGCTTGTCTCCTACTGCTACAATCTCATCAGTAAGGAATAACATTAGTTCGTTTGCGAGTAGGTGCGGCTTGAGTGATTCGAGAATCTGCTCGGCACTTCGATACTTGTACTTTCCAAACGAGTTGAAAGAACCTTTTGGGCATTTTAGTTCTGCCTGAACTTTTAGTAAACTTTTCATAGCGTTTAATTAATTGTTTATACAAATATATAACTTATTTCAATTGGTTGTACATTTCTTTATATTTTTTTATCAATTCTTTTAGTTCGTCAACTGACCATCTCTTTAATAAATGCGCTCTATCTTGTAATTCAATCAATCTTACTGCTCCTATTCGTTTTTTTATACCGATTTGATAGTTCAGTAGGTTTCCGCTTAAATAAGTGTTGCAATGCTCGCATTGTAAGTGACAGTTATCCTCGTCAAATCGTACATTTGAGTGACCTCCTTGAGAGTAGTAATGTCCGCAGTTTTTTTTCAACGGTGGTTTGTTGCAGCTTATGCAGTTCAATCCTTTGTCACGTTCCCTTATATACTTATTGAATACTACTTGGGCTTCTTTTAACCAATCTGAGGTGGTTTTTAGGTTTTCTTTCATTCGTGTTTTAGTCTGCTTCCATTGCTTCTCTCTTGCCTCAGCTACAAAAGCACGGACACACTCGTCTTTCAGGCAGTATTTATGATTGAAGCGGATAGGTTCAAACTTCTCCTTGCAGTTCTTGCATCTCATAAAGGCAGTTGTTTTAAGATTTTGTAAAGTACATTAACTACGATTGAATTTCCTGCTTGCTTGTATGCTTGTGAGTCGCTCACCTTCCAAGTAAATGTATCAGGAAAGTCCATCAATCGAAAGCATTCTCGTGGGGTTAGTCTGCGGATTCTATAATCGTTTGGTAATGTAACTATATTGCCACCCCAAGTAACTTGACCTGCGTTCATTGCAGGAGATATACCATTTGAATCGTAAACTCTATTTTGTTGGTATGGTTGTTTGCCTCCACTTTCCAAACTTGGATTTAATTGAATTACTGTTTGATTACAAGCGGTGTCTAAAGTTTGTGCCACTTCTTTACCTACCCTTCCTTTTCGTGTTTTGCTACTTGGAAAAGTGTAGTTTATTGAATCACCTATTGTAGCTTCTTCGTAACCTTTTTGCGTTGCTGATTTGATTTTGATGTACGGATCTTCTGCACCATTTTTTCCATATCTTGCAACCATGCAAGCTCCGATATCACTTTCATCTAATGGATACTTATTTGAGCTGCCTCTTTTTTCTCTATGCTTGTCAATCCAAGTCATTAATTTTTCACTTAAAAAATACTTCTCATCCACAGCATCTTCCAGCACATCCTTCAATCGCTTGGTCAAATGCTCTTCTCGTGGGAATTGGAATTTGTTATCTTGATCGTCTCTAATGCCAATCAAGAACACTCGCTCACGATTCTGCGGAACACCGTGATGCTTTGCGTTTAAAACTTTCCAATACAAGTGATAAGGAACTGCATCATCGTGAGCAAACAACACAGGTAGTCCGTTTACTGATTTGCCACCTAACATATTTACCCACTCCTGGAATGTTCTACCACCATCATCAGAGAGCAATCCTTTGACGTTCTCAAAGATAAAGAATCTCGGCTTGTTCACTTGAATGAACTCGTGTGAGTTGAAAAACAAGATGCCTCGCTTATCCTCTTTACCAAGTCGCTTCCCTGCCAAACTGAATGCTTGACAAGGCGGTGATGTCATATAGATGTCAAGTGACTGCGATGGAATCTCTCGCTCATAGACATTAGTTGGATAGTATTTAGGTTCACCATAGTTGTGGATGAATGTATCTCGTGCATACTTATCCATATCACAAGCAAATACCTCCTCAAATTCCACACCTAATCTCATAAGAGCTTGGTTGAATGCACCAACTCCACTGAAGTCAGAGCCTACTTTTAGTTTTTTCATAGCGTGTTTTTTTAGTCAAATTTAATGTTCTCAGCTATCCACTGTCTGAAAGCTATTTGTAAATCTATCTGCTCGTTGAATACCTGCTCTCTATGTTCTTCGTCTATTCGTAGGACTGCACGGTCTGCTGATTCAATCTCCTTTACAAGCATATTTGCTTTGTTCTTTAGTCCTTGTCTAAACACGGAGTTATCGTTTAAATCCTCAATAAAATCTGCTAAGACAGGAAGGAAGGCACATAAGGCTACTAATTTGGTTTCGTTTTTCATTAGTTTTTAGTTTAAATGTAATACTTTTTATATTGGTCTTTCTTTACTTCTACTTCTAATTTACGTAAGTCCCTAATGTAAGAGGATGCCCACTTAGGATGAACGCTTAATAAGTTAGCTATTGACATCAAAGGACGTGGCTTTTCTTGTAAGAAAGGTATTAAAAGCAATATCTTTTTTTGCTTAGGTTCGTAGAGCTTGTTGAATTTTTGTTGGTTCATAGTTCTATGTTTTTAAATTTTATTTCTTCTTGTAATTCTTGGTAGGCTACTCGCAGTTGAGCGTTTCGTCTTGCCAGTTGATTCATTTCTCTGTTTAGAGATGTTATTTCGTCTTCAAGTAGGTTAATCACCTGAATCGTCTCAAGCAAATACTCCTCGCTTTCCTTGCCTCCGTTGATGTAATCTTTAGCTTCAGGCTTGTCCTTTTCGAGTTTCTCTCTTACGTTCTTGATTCGTTCCTTAACCGTCCACACGGTTGTCTTTGCCCATAGTATTTTAAGTGATAAGTCCATTTTAAAAAGGGTTTTGGTTTGCTAATCTACGGAGTTTATCCGATGTACTTTCTATTTGTCCGTCTTTTGGTATGACCATCTGCTTTTCGTTTGGTCTGTACGGTGCTAAAGGGTCTACTCCATTTATTTGGAATCCGATTCCCGAGTTAAAGTTACAATACACAGGCTCATTTAATGCAGTGTGCTTACCTCCCGTCTCCGTGTCCTTAACCTTTTCTACTCCTACCCAAGTAATTAACTTCATTGTTTCGTGTTTAATTAGGCGGTGTATTACAAACATATCATCGCATCGGTTTAAGAAAGCCTTACCACCTTCTATGTGGTCTTTAAGTGGTGGTTTAAGATGTCCTTTCCATTCTCCGTCTTGGTATAGGTTACCTGTTCTACCTGATTCGGTGTTAGGGTGCGTGTTTATGTAGATGGTCATTCCAGTTTGGTTGACAAACTGCCTCGCTCGGTTCATAAATTCGTAGTTACCTGCAAAGCTCATTTCACGGTCTAAACCTGTAAATGGGTCTATAAGACCAACATTTGCTCCACTCTGCTTGAATAGTTCGAGTATGTCATCAGGTTTGTACAATTTCGAGTTGTCTATGAACGTAAAGAACTGCTCCAAGTACGCAAGGTCTCCGCTGATTTGAGAGTGACTAAGTTTACTGAAGTGCTTACCTCTATACATCTGAATCATATCTCTAAGGATTTGACCTTTTTGATTCTCTCCTGACCAAATGCAGAACGTTAGTCCGTGTTTAAGTGCAAGCGTAAGAAAGTACCAGTTTATCCAATACGTCTTGCCAACATTGTCGTGACCTAAGATTATGTTCAGTTGCTTAGGCTTAAATCTTAAATGCTCATCTAAAAAGCAGTCAAGCCCGAGTCCTTGTTTGATTTTACCATCTCGCACATCCAATAGGTATTGTAGTGAGTCTCCTTGTTTCGTTAGCATAGTCCTAATTTTCGTGCTAATAATAATTCTTTAGGCTCTTCAACTTCGGTATATTTCTTGTTTTTAGATAGCCATTTGTTAGCCGTCAAATATAGTGAAGTATATTTCTTGTTGCCTTTAAAATTTTCTATGGAGTCTAACACATCATCAATTTCGTTTATAGAGTATTTATCCAATAGCTTCTCAACATCAGCATTTGAAATAGACAGGTGAGCGAAGCTCCTATATATATCTTTAGATATAACATTATCATTATCATTATCATTTACAGCTATGTTTGCTATCGTTTGTATGCCTTTGTTAGCATTTGCTATATCTTGCCATCTTTTGTTAGCACCTGCTTTACCTGCTTCACTTCGCTTTACTTTGACATCCTCGAACTTAACAAGGTCTCTCTTAAGCTGCTGCTTGATTGGTTCAAACGCAATCTCTACCAGTGGATTTTCTGTTGTTGGGTTTTGGTCATTCACATACCTTAGAAGGTGTTTTAGTAATTGACCTGCATCCGTGTCGGATAATTTCTCTACCGTGTGAATCGCATCACTATAGAGAATAAATGATTTTTTGTCTTTTGCCATTTTACTGCTTTAAAATGAAAAACCCCATTCGGATTTCGTGAAGCAGCACTACTCTCCAAATGAGGTTCTAATAATGTCTTTAAATTCGGGTCTGCTTCCCCTTTCACAAATATAAGTCAAATACTTTAATTTGTTTCGTATTTGCCCAATTTTATATGTCGTTGAATCTTTTTGAACTGCGTGTAAGTCTTTGCTTTGAGTACGTCTTTGGCTAAATCAGGTGCGTCATCGTAGTAAGGAAGCGTAGCGCCGTGTAAGACATCATCTATTTGCTTAGTAGCTATCTTGTAGTCTTCGTATCCAAAACGATGTAAGTCTTCGTGTTGCCGTAGTCCGTGA